CCTGTCCCAAGTGCGATTATTCGTGGCCGACCAAAGCCACGGCCGCGTGGATCACCTGTCCCAAGTGCCAGCGGAAGTTCGAGCGGCCCGATCAGATCATCGAGATTCTCGGCCCGATCGCGCTCGCAAAGCCCACAACCTGCCAGCAGTGCGGCCGGGAGCGGTCTGACCTGCGGGCCTGCTACGTCGACGACGAGGCCGCGATCATCTGCGCCGAGTGCCTCAAGGACCTGCTCGAATGACCGAGGCGGACGATATCGCGAAGCTCCTCGCGGCGGGGAGCCTCGACGCGGAGATCGAGGCGCTCGTCGGCCCGTGCTGCCCGGTCGGGATCGACGCCCGGCCGATGCCGTCGGAGGAAACGATCAGCCCGCGCATGCTCCGGCGCGCGCGGAAGATGAAGGCGATCTCGGCCATGAAGCGCGAGGCGCTCGCCGACGTGATGCCAACCCTGCCGGAACCCGGGTATTCGTACCATATCGTCTCCAACGGAGCCTTCGATTACTGGTCGTGGATCCCCGTGATGGCCGGCTATATGGGCCACGTCGCGGAGTTCTACGGCTCGACGTGGACGTTGAACCGGCTGAACGCGGCGGAGCTGCTCGGACTCATCGATGCCGGGACAGTCGCGACCGCGTCCGTGATCACCGGGCTCTACTTCCGGCGCCGCGAGCCGGCCGTGTACTCTCTGCTCCACACCGGCATGGCCGAGCGTGGAATGCGGTGCGTCGGGATCGAGAACCACGCGAAGGTCGCGCTCCTCGGCAATGCGGAGACCGATACCTGGATCGTCGTGGAAGGGTCGGCCAACTGGACCGCGAACCCGAGAATCGAGCAGAACGTCGTTTCGAACGACCGCGAGCTCTTCGAGTTCCACCGCGGGTGGATGGAAGAGGCGATCGGCCGGACGTGCGCGGGACGAGCCGCGCCCCTCTTTTAAGTAGCCTTCGCTGCAGTCTCTCCCAGGGGGGCGCGTGATCGAGATCCGGCCGCAGCCCGGCCCGCAGGAGGACTTCCTGAGCACCCCGGCCGATATCGCCATCTACGGCGGCGCGGCGGGCGGCGGGAAGACCTACGGCCTGCTTCTCGAGCCACTCCGACACATGGCCGTCAAGGGCTTCGGCGGCGTCATCTTCCGCCGGCTCACGACCCAGATCCGAAACGAGGGCGGGCTGTGGGACGAGTCCTCGAAGATCTATCCCGGCGTCGGCGGCGAGCCCCGCGAGACGTATCTCGAATGGCGGTTCGGGCCGCACGGCAACTCCCTCAAGTTCGCCCATTTGGAATACGAAAAGGACGTCCATTCCTGGCAGGGGGCGCAGATCCCGTTCATCGGGTTCGACGAGCTCTGCCTGTTCACCAAAAAGCAATTCTGGTATCTCCTCAGCCGGAACCGCTCCATGTGCGGCGTCCGGCCGTACGTCCGGGCGACCTGCAACCCCGACGCGGATTCCTGGGTCGCCGAGTTCATCGGCTGGTGGATCGACCAGGAGACCGGCCTGCCGATCCCGGAACGCTCCGGCGTTCTCCGCTGGATGGTCCGCGTCGACGATACGATCGTCTGGGGCGACTCGCGCGAGGAACTCGCCGAGCGGTACCCCGACCTCCCGCCGCTCTCGGTCACGTTCATCCCGGCGACGCTTGCCGACAACCGCATCCTCGAAGCGAAAGACCCCGAGTACCGCGGCAAGCTCATGGCCCTGTCATACGTCGAGCGCGAGCGACTGCTCCATGGCAACTGGATGGTCAAGCCGGCGGCCGGCACGGTCTTCAATCGCGAGTGGTTCGAGATCGTGGACCGCGCGCCGGCGAGCGCGAACCATGTCCGGTTTTGGGACATGGCCGCGACGAAGCCGAAAGGGAGCGCCACTCCCGACTACACGGTCGGCCTCCACCTCTCCGAGTCGGGGGGGACCTACTACATCGAGGACGTTCACCGCATCCGCGAGAATCCGGGGGAGACCGAGGACCAGCGCGGGGCCGTCGCGCAGGATGACGGCGCGAACGTCCGCATCCGCGAGGAGCAGGAGCCCGGCAGCAGTGGGAAGCGGGTGATCGACACTTGCGCGAGGACGACCTTCCGGGGCTACAACTACCGCGGCGTTCCGTCGACCGGGTCGAAACTGATCCGGGCGAAGCCGGCCGCGACCGCCGCGTTCAACGGCCTGATCAAGATCGTCCGCGGGCCGTGGAACGAGGCGCTTCTGAACGAACTGCATGCGTTCCCCGACGGGCCGAACGACGACCAGGCCGACGGCCTCTCGGGGGCGTTCAACGACTGCGCGCTGCACGCGAGGAGCGGCGAGAAGCGCACCCGCGCACTGGCAGGTTAACGAAATGGCACTCACACTCGACACACTCAGACGATGGGCCCGGCGTCTCGCGGCGCCCGCTCCGGACCGCACGACGCGCGCAACGGCTGGCGGCACGGCCGCCGAACGGTTCGGGAAACGGCCGCGGACCCGCGAGCAGGTCGCGAAGTGGCGCCAGATCTACGAGCAGGGCGGCATCGTCGCCGAGGCCGTCGACTGCTACCCCCTCTACGTCCTGACCAACGGCTACCGGCTCGAGAGCCAGGACCCGCAGGCAAAGCAGCTCGTCGAGGACGAGTTCGCCCGGATCGGCATCCGCGACCTCCTCTGGCAGGCGGTCGTCGACGCGACGGTCTGCGGCGACTCGTTCCAGGAATATATTCCGACGAAGGTCGGGAAGTTCGTCGGTGTCGAGAGCCGCGACCCGAGCACGTTCGAGATCGACGCCGACGAGTACGGAAAGGTCACACAGTACCGCCAGGTCTTCGGCGCGGCCGGCGTCGACGCGGGGACCGTGGTCCCGGTCGACCGCATCATCCGGTTCTCCCCGATGCGCATGTCGGGCCGGGCCTTCGGCATGTCGCGGCTCGGCCGGGCGTTCGACGAGATCGTGCGGGACGTCGAGACGGCGGAGGGCTCGCACAAGGCCATCAAGCGCCACGGCACGCCGAAGTGGGATATCGCCGTCGCCCCGCAGTTCGAGGGGGACTCGGTCGCCGACGACCTGCCGGCGATCAAGAAAGAGTACGAGGACATGAACTCCAAGAGCGAGTTCGTCCACGACGACAAGATCGCCGTCAAGGAGATGGACACCGTCGGCGCCGTCCGCGTCCTCGACTACAACGACCTCTCCCTGCAGCGGCTCTGCTCGGCGCTCGGCGTCCCCGAGGAGCTCGTCGGCCTCCGGCGCGGGAGCTCGGACGCCACGGCCGTCGAGCGCATCCGGGCGTTCTTCGGGAAGATCGGCACGCTCCAGCTCAGTCTCGCCGACGTCTACAATCGCGAGCTGATCGACCGCATCACCGGCGTCCCGGGCCTCGTGAAGATGGTCTTCAACGACGTTTCGCCCGAGGACGAGGCAGCGAAGGCCGAGTGGATCGCGAAGATCATGCAGGCGACACCGCTCGACCCGTTCGCGGTGCTGCCGCAGGAATGGGTGCAGCAGCAGTTCGGCATCGAGCCGCACGAGAGCGACGCCCCCACGGTGCCGGTTCCGGAGGGCGCATGAGCGAGGGCCGGTTCGACGCCCCTCGGAAGGGCGAGAAGCTCGCCGTCCTGTGGGGCGCCGCGCGCGAGGTGCTCCCCGACGGAACGGTCAGGGAGTGGATCCCGACGCCCGCCGAGCGCGCGGCATGGGAGGGCGCATGAGCGACGGCCTGATCTTCGTCGCTGGGGCTGCGTTCGGTTCGGCGCTGACGGGCGCCCTCGTCCATCACTGGTACGATAAGATCCTGTATCGGCGCATGTACGCGAGGGGCTGGCGTTGGATCTACAAGGGGGCCCGGGAGGACGAATCGTGAGCGACGGCACGACCGGCCGGATCCGCGATCTCGAGAACGCGGTGGCCGCGCTCCGCGCCCGCGTCGCCGTCCTCGAAGCCCGGCCGCTCGCCGTGGCCCCGAGGCCCCTCACACTCGAAGAGCCGATCGTCATGAGAGGAGTGATCGGGTAATATGTGCTCCCGCTGCCTCGCGACATCGTTCCGGCCGAAGACCGACCCGACGATGTCGAAGAAGATCGAAGCCCGGTACGAGCGGCTCTTGATCCCCCTCTTCGACGACTTCGAAAAGAAGGCCGTCGCCGCGTTCGAGTCGAAGGCCCGCGCGCTCGCCGCGCCCGCCGTCGAGATCGACCTCGACTGGCTCCGGGCCTACCTCGAGAAGACCATCGAGCTGACCATCACCAAGCCGGCCGCCGGGCCGCAGTCCAAGATCGTCACGACCGCATACAAACAGGGTATCACCTGGGCCGACACGGCCATCAAGGCGATCGGCATGGACGTGAAGCTCGGCGCCGGCCCGATCGACCGGCGGGCGCTCGACGTGCTGCAATCTCGAAACAGATCGGCGCTCACAAAACTCACCTACGATCTGAATGCCGGGATCATCGACGGGCTGACCGAGGGGCTCATGCAGGGTGAAGGCATCACAGACCTGACGAAGCGCGTACAGAACGCCTGCCAGGCCATCGGAAAGACCCGGGCCGAGACCATCGCGAGGACCGAGACCATGTACGCGGTCAACCAGGGTACGCTGATCCGCTACTCGCAGGCCGGGATCGCGCGGGTGAAGTGGCTCACTGGAATCGACGGCGCCGAGTGTGTCGACTGTAACGAGCTCCACGGGCAGGAATTCGATATCGACGACGTTCCTGACCTCCCCCAACATCCAAGGTGCCGTTGCACGGTCACCCCAGTTATCCAAACGGAGTCGATATGACCGACTGCTGCCGCACCTGCGGGAACATCCGCAACGAAGCCGGCGAGACCGGCGAGTGCCACGCCGAACCGCCGACAGTGGTCCCGTCCGGACGAAAGGCGGCGTTCCCGATCGTGGACCTCGCCGACTGGTGCCGGCGGCACGTGCCGCGCGAACCCGTCGCCGCTCCGAAGCGACCGAAGAAGATCCGGACCGTGGAGCAGACCGGAGCGCCCGGCACGCTGGAGGACGCGTGACCCCGCCGCCGATCACGGAACCCGTCGTGATGTACGAGGCGATCCGGACCTATCACGAGTGGGGGCCGTGGACTTGGACGACCGACGGGTACGGCACCGTGCTCGACGGGACCCCCCCGTCGCCCCTGATGGAAAAACTCTTCATCGCGGCGCTGGCGACGCCCGTTGCCATCCTCATCGGACTGGTCCTCCTCGTCTGGATCATCGCCGCGCTCCGTTTCCTCGGGAGTCCATGATGTCCGGCCCCGAGGGCAAGCGCGCCTACCGGAAGCTCCCCGACGATCCCGACGACCCCCGGCCGAAGACGACCGAGGACCGGGCCGCATACCTGCAGTGGCGCGCCCGGCAGATCGCGAAGCTCGACGGCGTGCCGGCCCCGCGGCAGCGGCTCAAACCGCTTCCAGCGATGCCCCCGGGCGGCGTCTGCATCGGGCGGATCGCGTACGAACGCGAGGATCACCGGTTCGTCATCGCCCTCAACGACGAAGGGATCCGGCGGTTCCGCGACGGGAAGATCCTCCGCAACATGCCCGTTGTGGTCGCGAGGGCCGAGCCGTGATCGAAGGCATCCGGTATCAGAATCTTCAGGACCAGTACCCGCGGTTCCTCTTGTGGTCGGACCTATCTCGTATCGGGGTCTTCGAGATGGTCGTTGAACCGGTGTACGCTGTCGTCGCGGTGATGAAAAACGGCGACGAGCACGGGATGGCAAAGAAACGAACGCTCACCGAGGCCGAGGCGGTGTACGATTCGATCATGGAGCAGATCGCGGCCGGTGCAACCATCATCGAGGTCCCGGCATGAAACCGATACGTGATGATGACCTCTCGGCGAGCGCCTCCTATCTCGACACCCCCCGCACACGGGCGTCCGAGCACGCGTGGGCACTCGCGCTCGCATGGGAGACCGCGAAGCGCTCGACCTGTCTCCGTCGGCACGTCGGGGCGGTCCTGTTGGACGGCGCCGGCCATGTGATCGCGACCGGTTACAATGGAGCGCCGGCCGGGACTCCCCATTGTGAGACATGCCTCCGCGAGGAGCTCGCCGTCCCGGCAGGGGAACGGTACGAGCTCTGCCGGGCGGTGCACGCCGAGGCGAACGCCCTCCTTCAGGCCGGGAGAAGCGCCCGAGGAGCGACGATCGTCCTCGCGACTATCAACCCCGTAACCGGCGGCGGACTGCAGAGCAACGACCAGGCAAAATGGCCATGCCTGATGTGCGCCCGCCTCCTTATCAACGCCGGGGTTGAGGCCGTTGTCGTGCGGGTCGTCAACTCGCGTCAAGGGTTCGAGATTGATGACCCGCGATCGATCCTCGCTTGGCGCGAGCGCGGGCTAAACCAGGGGGATGACCCGTGACCAGCGGCATCCCGTTCTCCGACGATGAGCAGGCGTATATCGACGAGTCGCTCGGCCGGCTCAGCTACGGCGAGATTGCGCGCGAGCTCTCGGCCCGGTTCCCCGGCCACAACCAGGGGCACCGGTCCCGGCGCGGGGTGATCGGCTACGTGAAGAAGAAACGGGCCTGGGCAGTCGTGCAGGTCCATATCCCGCGTCCGCTCGCCCGCCAGGCCGAATTGGCCGGGATGGACATCACGGCCTTCCTGATCGAGTCGCTCGAGTCGCGGCTGCGGGCGTGAGGTCCTCCACGTCTAACTTATCACCATGCGACGAAACAGTACCTGTCCGTGTCTGGAAACGGACTATCCCCGAAGGAGTGGGTCACGGCGGTCGCCGTGATCCTCTTCATCGTATTGCTGGTGACCGTCGCTCTCACGTTCCTGGACGCGTGGAGCGTCTTCCTCTGACCCTCTTTTTCTGAAAAATCACACCGCGTAACATACCCCCATAGCGCCCCTATACTAGCATGCCCGGCGACTCGGTAGTTGAGACGTTCAGGCGCGAGCTTCTTTTCAGCCTCTCCCCCTCGACACCGGACCGGCTCGAGGAGGTCGACGGCGGCCTGCTCATCCACGATGTGCCGATGCTCGCCGCCGGCATCTGGACCGACTCGGCGAAACAGACCCCCCTCGACTACTCCGCCTCCGTCCTCGAACGCAACCACACGAACTGGCTCGACCGGTCCGGGTGGTCCCGCCACGGCGGCGGTGTCCCGCGCCGGATCACCGAGAAGGTCGCCGAAGCCCGGAACCTCCGGTTTATGGCGACCGTCGAGGTCGGCGGGCAGACGGTCGAGAACGCGATCGTCGCCGACGTCTTCCTGCACCAGCTGACGCAGGAGAGCCGCGACACGGCCGCGCTGGTCAAGGCCGGCCTCGCAGCGTTCGTCTCGGTCGAGCACGGCGGGCAGGAGAAGTGGAACGTCGGGCGGCGGCTGTTCGAGCTGCAGGACCTCTACATTACCGGTTTTGCGATCGTGAATCGGGGAGCGTGCGCGAAATGCCGGCTCAATGAAGGATCGGATGATGACATGACGATGAACCAGGCCGACTCTCTCGAGGGCCGGCAGGAGGCGCTCAAGATCGCCCTGACGGCGGCGATCGGGGCGAAGTGGCCCGACGGCTCGCCGGCGATGGTCTGGCCGATCATGACCTTCGACGACAAGGTCGTGTTCCGGAACCCGGCCGACGACCTGCTGTACGCCGTCCCGTACATGATCAACGGCGAGACGTTCACGTTCGGGACCCCGGTCGAGGTCGAGCAGGTGTACGTCGAGAAGAAAGCGCTGGAGATGATGCCGGCCCTCGCAGTCGAGCAGATCCGCGCGATGATCGACGGCACGAGACAGGTGACAGACATGGACACGAAGGAACTCGAGGCAACCGTCGCCGAGCTCAAGACCGCGAACGCCGACACGGCGCGCGCGCTCGAGGCGGCGACCGCCGAGATGGCCGACATGAAGCGGCAGCTCGGCGAGGCGCGGCAGGAGAACACCACGCTCACGGAGCAGCTCGGCACCCAGACCGAGCGGCTGAAGGAGCTCGACGGCCTCGCGGCCCGGCTCACGGCGCTCGAAGAGCAGCCCGACCGGGTGACCCGGAACGAGCCGCAGGCGCCCGAGCGCGTGCTCGCGGAGCCGCCGCGCCTGGTCCACCGCAACGGCAAGACCTACAGGGAGGCGTAGACAATGGCAGCAACTGTCCCAACCGCATTCGACCCCAAGCCCCGCGCCTACGGCGTTATGGGCACGTACATTGCCGGCGCGGCAATCCTCGCCGGGCAGATCGTCGCGTTCGCCGCGGCCGGCGAAGACCGCATCGTGCACCCCGCGACCTCGTCCCTCGGCTCGCCCGTCGGCGTGGCCGCGTACACCGTCGCCATCAACGAGGCGGTCCTCGTCTACGGCAACGGCTGCGAGGTTCTCGTCGAGCTCTCCGCAGACGACGGCACGGCCGACGCGGGCGACTGGCTCGGCGTCTCGACCGTCGCCGGCATGGCAATCGTCCAGGACGGCGCGATCGCCGCGCATGCATCCGAAGGCGTGGGCCTCTTCCCGATCGGGCAGGCGCAGGTCAACATCGCGGCCGGCGCCGCCACGGTCGGCGGTAAGGGCTACGTGCTCCTGAACATGGTGCCGGTGTGGACGGCCGCGGCGTGAGGTAACCTGACATGACACTGAAACTCCAGAAGTACCTGAAACTCCTCCTCGAGGAGCCCGGCCCGGCAGAACAGAAGCGCATGCTCGAGCGCGACCCTGTGCTCCGGGACGCGACCGCATGGGACGCCGGCGCGGTCAAGCCCGTGCGCGAACTGCTCGTCTCGACCAAGATCCAGAACACGACCCTCGTGCAGGCCGAGATGTACGCCACCGTGATGGAGGGCGCGCAGCTCGCGACCTGTTTCCGGGACGCCGTGCCCGTCCTCCCCATGAAGGACTCGACGCTCACGCTCCCGTACGGGTCGGCCGGCACGTATGCCGAAGAGGTCACCGAGGGCGCCCCGATCCCGAAGAAGAACCAGGACTACGCCAAGATCGACATCAAGGCGAAGAAGTACGGCGCAGCCCCGAGCATCACCAACGAGATGATCGAGGACGGCCTGTACCCAATCATCGAGATGGAGGTCAAGTACGCCGGCGAGTCCATCGAGAACAAGCTCAACCAGCTCATGCTGACCGAGCTGCTCGACACGGCCGGCAAGGAGAAGGACACGGGCGGATCCGACCAGGGCGTCAAGGCAATCGCGAAGGGGAAGGCCCTCGTCAAGAAGGCCGGGTTCATGGCCGACACGTTCGTCATGTGCGCCGACGCCGAGGCGATCGTCCTCTGCGACCTCGTCCCGTCCGCGAACGTCGGCGCCGACGCCGCGATGTCGGGCCGGCTGCCGAACATCCTCGGCATGCGCCCGTTCTCCTGCGACGTCGCCGACGCCTCGTCCACCTACACCTGGGAGTACGACTCCGACGGCGACATCGGCATGCTCGTGTTCGACAGCCGCAAGTGCGGCGGGATCGGCATGAAGCGCGACATCACCGTCGTGGACTACGACGACCCCGAGAAGGACCTGAAGGGCATGAACGTCACCGCCCGGTTCGGCGTGGACGCCGTGTTCGCGGATTCGATCGCCCGCATCGAGTACTGAGGCGATCGCGATGCTGAGCCCACGGACGAGCGGAGGGCAGTATCTCTCCCGAACCTGGGCGCGTGACCGAGCGGAGGCCATCGAGCACCCGGAGGCGTTCACCGCCGCCGAGCTCGAGCGCCTCGAGGTGCCGGCCGGGGCCATCCCGACCGAGTACTTCCTCGACGCGAACGGCAACGACATCCGCGACCGCCCGGAGGCCCGATGAGTTACTGCACGACGGCCGAGCTGCTCCTCCGCACGGGCTCGACGCTCGGGGCGGACGTCCTGCAGGCCATCATCGACGACGCCGACCGCGAGATCGACGCCTGGCTCGCGCCGCGCGGCCTCTCGGGGACATCGTCCGGCGCGTGCAAGAGCGCGTCCCTCGAGCTCGCGAAGGCCGGGATCCTCGACCGCATGCGGCTCGACGGCACGCAGCCGGACTCGTCGACCGAGGGGGACGTCTCCTCGTCGGTCCAGATCGAGCCGGCGATCAAGCGGCACCGGGCGACCGCGTTCGCGCTCCTGCAGGAGTACGTCGACGCACAGCCGACGAAACCGCTGGAGCGAAACCGCCGGGTGATGCGGGTGGCGGGACGATGAGGCTCCCGCACGTCTGCACGATCCAGAAGCCGACCGCCGGCGCGGCCGACGCGTACGGCGAGGCGGGGGCGCCGACCTGGTCCACGGATCAGGCGAACGTCGCCTGCCGCTTCTACGATCCCGAGGGCGCGAACACGCGAAGGGTCTCCGGCGCGAACTACACCACGACCCCCTGCCTGATCCTCCCCGGGACGGCGACGATCGCCCAGACATCGCGGATCACGACCACGCAGGCCGGGTACGCCGGGACGTACGATCTCACGGAGCCGCCGCGCGCCAGGTCGAACGGCCCGGGCGCGGTCCACCACTACGAGCTGAAGCTGCGGAGGGTAGCGACGACATGAGCGACTCGATCAGTGAGAGCGAGCGGCAGCAGATCGCCGAGACCTCACGGCTCTCCGAGGCGGTCCGGCTCCTCGCCGGCACCGTTGAGAAGCAAGGGGAGAAGATCGACAGGGTCACCGAGACGTCCATCCGGACGGCGCAGACGGTCGAGGGACTCACCACGGCCGTGACTGCGAACGGGACCAAGGTCGACGACCTCGTCACCAAGCTCGGCGAGTGCCCGTGTCCTGCGGTCTCGAACCTGCAGACGGCCGTCGGCGACCTCAAGGTCACGACCGCCCGCGAGGCGGGGAAGATCGCCGGGGCCATCGGCGTGATCGTCACCGTGCTGAACCTCCTCGCCCCGCACTTTCTCGGGAGGTCCTGATGGTCGAGCTGACGCCCGAGGGCCTGGCGGCCGAACTCCGGCGCCGGCAGAAGATGATCCACGACAGCATGGCGCGGAAGATGGAGACGGCCGCGCTCAACGTCGAGACCGTCGCGAAGAAGTACTGCACGCCGGGAGAGTCGCCGTATGAAGGGGGCGGCAAGCTGCGCGGGGCTCCGTTCGACACGGGCCTCATGCGGGCGAACATCGGGCACGACGTCGTCGACTTGAAGATCGACATCATCGGCCGCGTCGGCAACCCGATCGCCTACGCCCTGCCGGTCCACGAGGGGACCTCGAAGATGCAGGGCCGGCCGTTCATCACGGACGCGATCCGGGACGAGAGGCCGCGGACAGACGCGATCCTCGGCTCTGCCGTCTCCGAGGGGTGCCGATGATCTCGACCGTCAAGGCGGCGGCGATCGACCAGCTCAAGGACGACACGGCGGTAAAGGCCCTGCTCGGGGGGGAGTTCGTCTATCCCGGCCACTTCGCCGGGACACAGAAGATCCCCGGCTGCTACGTGACCGGCTCGGACCGGACGGCCCCGCGGCCCGGATACATGACGAGCCGGCACCGGGACGTCGAGGCCGAGCTCGTCGTGAACGCCTTCCACGCGGGGACCGCGAAGCAGGCGGACGACCTCGCGACGGCCGTCGATACCTGTCTCGCGGGCTCACCGCTCGCGAACACGCACGGCTGGCAGAGCCGGACCACCGAACAATTCGAGGAGGACTCGCGGCTCCATCACCGGACCGTGCGGTTCGAGTTCTCCTATTCATTGCAGGACTAGATTACCATGGTAGCAACAGCAGTACCAGACTTCGGCGAGTACAACGACTCGCACGGCGTCGTCAAAAAGAACGGCGTCACCATGTCGGACGTCCAGTGTGACTTCAGGTGGCGACTCAACACGGACAAGTACGAGGTCGCCGGCGCGTGGGCGCCGACCGAGTACCCGACCCAGTACGAGTACGACCTGACCATCAAGAAGATGATGGACCGCGCGGACATCGCGAGGAACATCGCGCCGTCGCTGACGGCATCCCAGGTCTCGGGCACGGCGGACGCGGTCAAGGCCGCGACGGTCTTCGGCGCGGCGAACGCATGGACGGCCGCCGCGGCAACGCTCACGACCCCGTCGATCCTCTCGTTCGAGCTGAGCGTGGCCCTCGTGACCACCGCCGGCAGCATCACGATGTGCGGCACGGACGCGAACGGGACCGAGATCGAGGACATCATCGCGTTCCCGACGTCGATGCTCCTCGGCGGGAAGGTCTACTCGCAGAAGCTGTTCAAGACGACGACCGGGTGGTACAACAACGGCGTCGTCGCGACGACCAACACCGGGAAGATCAAGATCGACGGTGTCGCCGGGACGACGTCGTGGACGGCCGGAGCGCCGGAAACGTTCGAGCTCGAGATCGACCTCGTGAAGGGCGGGAACACGACCAAGGCCGTGATCCCGACCGCCTGGCTCAAGAACGGCGGNNATGTCGCGATCCGCAACTTCGGCGACATCCAGTGGTCCGACATATGAGCAGGCCCCGCGCACTGAAAGACGACCCGGAGGCCCAGGCGGCCGCCGAGGCGTTCCAGGCGATCGACGCGAAGAAGAGCGCCGATGCGATGGGCGCGATCGACATGCTCGAGCGGCGCGTGAAGAACGCCACGGCCGAGATCGACCTCGGCGACGGCGACGTCATCAAGGTCCGGACGCGGCTGTCGAAAGCCGAATCGCGCCGGCTCGCGGAAGCGTACGCCGGGATCGCCGCCATCGTGGGAAAGCTGCAGCGCGAGGTCGTCAACGAGGCCGGCGAGACGGTGATCGAGAAGATCCGCGAGCCGACCGAGAAAGAGGCCGCGACCGTCGAGGACCTGTCGAACCGGCTCTTCGCTACGATCCTGTACGACCCGGACCGGACCCCGGACGAGATCTGCGAGTGGCTCGCGGCCAACCCCGACGCCATCTCGCAGCCCGACCAGGATACGATCTTCCTGCAGTATCGGTGGATCGCCGAAGACGAAGCGAAGAAGCGCGAGGACCTGCGGAACTTTCGCCCACAGTAAGGCCGGTCAGAACTATGGCGCCCTGCTCCACCATCTCCGCATCCTCGACCCGGCCGAGTGGGCCGCGCTTGATGAAGAGGTCCGTGACTTCTGGATCGAGTGGGCGAACGGGCACAAGGAGAGATAGATAGATGGCAAACCTGGGGGATCTCGTCTACCGAATCATCTGCAAGGATGAGACTCAGGCGCCGATGGACGCGGCAGCGCGGCGGATCTCCGGCGCCGGTATCGCCATCGGTGCGGGGGTTGCGGCTGCCGGCGTTGCGGCAACGGCGCTGATCGACGCGAACCGGCCGATGGAGGCGTCGTTCAAGACGACCGCGCTCTCGATGGGCGTTTCCGACGAGGCTATCAAGGAGCTCGCTCGCGGGCTCCAGTCCGTGGATAGCCCGATCTCCGAGGTCGCCGCCACGCTCGACCTCCTCGCCCGCGGCGGGATGACGAACGTGGACGCGATGGGTAAGACGGCGTCGGCATTCGACACCCTCGCGGACGCAACGGGGCAGCCGGCCGACACTCTGACGGACGCCATGATTCCGGCGTTCGCCGCGCTCGGCATCAGTCTCGATCAGGCGCCCGGACAGGTCGACGGGCTCGCGGCAATGTTCCGGTCCTCGAAGGTCGACCTCGGCGACTTCTCGACCCTGATGACTCGCATGGGCCCGGACCTCGGAAAGATGGGGCTCGGGCTCTCGGACGTCGAAGCGATACTGATGAGCTTCGCCGACAAGGGCATCACCGGCCGCAAGGCGACCAGCGAACTCTCGAAGGCGATCGAGGCCTCGGGCGGATCCACAGACGGTCTTTACAAGGCACTCGGGATGACGGCGGACGAGGTCGCGAAGTACAGCGCCGAACTCGCAACCTCGACAGGCACCGCAGAAGAGTTCGCCAAAGCGCAGAACTCGTCGTTCGGCACGATGGACAAGCTCGGGTTCGAGTTCGAGAAGATCAAACAGGGACTCGGCGATGTCCTCAAGCCGTTCGAGGGTGTGGCCGCCGCCGCAATGATCGTCGGCCCGGCGATCATGGCGGTTGTCCCCGCGGCCGTCTCCCTCGCCGGCGCGATTGCCGGCGGCGGGGGGCTCGCGGTCGTTGTGGGCGGGCTCGGCACGGCCGTAACAGCAGCAGCGGCGGGGCTCGTTGCCTTCCTCGCCCCGCTCATCGCACCGATCGCGGTCATCGTGGCTATCGTCGCGGCGCTCTATCTGCTCAACAAACAGTTCAACTTTGTCGGCGGGATCATCGAATGGCTCTCCGGCATCTGGAAGGGCTTCGCGTCGTGGCTCGGTGATACGTTCGGCCCCATTATCGACGGGATCGCCGGGTTCTTCGGCGACCTCTTTGGTGAGATGAAGGGCGGCGTCGGGCCTATCGAGATGGTCCTCGCGGGGTTCAAGTCCCTCGGAGAGTGGATCGGTGCGGTGGGGGGAGTCATCGGCAGCGTACTCGGCCCCGCGATCAGGACGGTCGCGACGTGGATCGGCGAAACCCTCGGCCCCGTGATCAAGACCGTGGTCGGGTTCTTCGCCGACCTGTGGGGGCAGCTGAACGAGGCCGGCGGCGTCTTCGAGCGTGTGCGCGACGTCATCGTTGCCGCCTGGAACGTGATCGCCAATCTCTTTGGTGGGGGTGACGGCAACGGTGTCGTTGCTGCGATCGCGGGGCTCTGGGACGCGATCGTCGCCTATGTCCCGGTGGCGTGGGGATTCGTCCAGCAGGCTGTCGTCACGGCGGTCGCAGGCATTGGGTCATGGCTCGCGGTCAACGCCCCGCCGCTCATCGTCGCGGCGGCCCAGGCGATCTGGACCGCGCTCACCGTCACGATCCCCCAGGCATGGGTGGCCATCCAAACGGCCGTCGTCACGGCCGCGGGCCTGATCTGGACCTGGCTGAGTACCGAAGGTCTCCGGCTTGCGGGCGAAGCGATGGCCGGCATCTGGGCATGGCTCTGCGCCAACGTGCCGCTTGCGTGGCAGGCCATCCAAACGGCCGTCGTCACGGCCGCGCAGGCGATCTGGGATTGGATGACAGACACCGGACCCGGCCTCGGCGTGGCCGCGATCGGCGCCGTCTGGAGCGCCATCGCCGGTGCGGTCCCGGCCGCGTGGGAGGCGATCAAATCGGCAGTCATGTCGGCCGCAAACGCGGTCTGGAACGCCGCCGCCGACATCCTCGACAACCCGTTTTCGTTTCAGATCCCCGACCTCGTCGGTATGGCGCGGTCGGCCTGGGACTCGGCCGCCGACATCCTTTCGCGTGCCCTCCCGGCCCCGTCGGCCCAGGCGCCCGTCTACGGTCCACAGCAGGAACCCGGCTCGACGGGGGGGAACGGAAGCGGCAATGGGGGCGGCAACGGCCCCGACGGGGGCAGGTACGTCAACGGCCATTACATCGGCCCAGGGCAGTCCGGCTACTGGAACAACGGCGACTGGGTGACGGCCCATACTGGCGGTATCTTCCAGTCGCAGCCCGGCACGAACGAAGGGCTCGCGCTCCTCCTCAACGGAGAGCGCATCCTCTCACCAGGCGAGACGAAGGCGTACGACGCCCTCGGAAAGGACGGCTCGAGCGGCATCGCTGCGGCGGTCGCCGACGGCGTCTCGCGGGCGCTCTCGTCGCTCGGGCTCGGCGGCGTCACCATTCACGGCGACGTCAAGCTCTCGGCGGACTATCCCTACGAATCGTTCATCGCCGGCGTCCGGCAGGACTTCGCGGCGACCCGGATGTCCCGCGGCATCAGAACATAGATAGAGGTACTACACATGGCAGACGACAACACCAACATCGGGATGGTCAGGCTTCTGACCGAAAGCAAGGCGCAGGTCACCGACGCAAACCGATTCCCGACGAAGTCCAACCTGGAGGTCGGCGGCGCGCCCGCATCGACCGCGAACCCCGTCCCGACCAGGGCGACGATCGCCCGCGCCACGCCCGCCGCCGGCGGCAGTCGCACCGTCACCGCTGCCGACACGATCACGAGTCCGACCTGCGTCGACCAGCTCGCGGCCGGTGCGACCGTGATCGTCCTCGCCGTCACCCCGCTCTACGGCGGGATCGCGGCCGGCACCGCGTACGGCACGAACGCCTGCGGAGTTCTGTCTGCCGCCTTCACCCCGACGGAAAACCGCTCGGTCGTCATGACCGTGGCGCTCCCCGATGGAGCCGAGTTCGCGGATCTGTTTCTCTCCGTCGATGCAGCGCCCAAGTGGGTAGCACGCGCGACCCGCGCGCTGATCGAGGGCGGCTGCTCGGTGACGGCCGTCGGGACCGTCGTGGCGAACGCGACCGTCGGCGCGGGCAAGGTCGATATCCAGGTCGTCGGCACCGGCGCCGTCTCGACCTCGGCCCGGTTCGCGAGCACGGTCAGCACGATCGCCGTGGGGAAATCGACGATCCAGACCATCGACTGCACGGGGCACGAGGTCGCCATCGTCAAGGCCCGCGTCTCGGGCGGGGCACTCGCCACGACACCGCCCCTGACCCTGATCCCGTTCGAGCTCGACGCGGACGGCGTGAGCTGGATCCCCGGCACGCCCGCGGCCATCACCGCCGGCAGAGGCGGCGAAGAGTTCGAGGTCGCTGTGAGAGGCGCGCCCGCGTTCCGCATCGGCGTCGGCACGCCGTTCACGGCCGGCGCGATCGGGGCGTATTCCGTGGAGCTGGTGTGAGGTGTCTGGGCTCTCGCCCGCCGGCTTCCGGAGTTGGGGCCTGCGGCCGTCGCTCGGCCCCCTCGACGCCGACCTCGCGCTCGTGCCGGGTGCCAGTGCCCTCTATCTCTTCGACGAGGGCGCCGGCACGGTCCTGACCGACTACAGCGGCAACGGCAACCACGGCACGCTCGGCGCGGCGGCGTCCGCGCCGACGTGGGGCCCGCTGGGGCTGACGTTCGCCAGTAGCCAGTACGTGAGCCTGCCGCAGTTCACGTTCGCCGGCGCGTTCTCGGCGATCTGGGTCGCCGAACGGCCGTCGACGGCGACCGGGTTCGACTTCGTCCTCGCCGACGCCAACGACGCGACGAACAAGCTCGGCTACAACACCGGCGCGGCGGCCCTGATGATCCGCGTCGGCAACACGACCAACACGACTCTCGCACAACCGTCCGGGTACCACTCCGTCGCCGTCACCCGGAGCGACACCGGGGGCGTCTCGGCGGGCGGGAACGGGGCGCTCTCGGCGCTCTTCACCGACGCCGACGCGGCGGCGTTTGACCGCGTCG